TGCTGCACCTAATGCACCAACTCCTACCGCAATTAAACCAGTAGCTAAAATTAAAGCACCTGCTCCAGCTACTACAGCACCTGCTCCAAAAGCAATCATACTCGCTCCTAATAAAGCTATATTTCCTGCTCCTAATAATCCGTATTCACAGACAGTAGGAAGTACACCAGCCACTAACGTTAAGGCAGTAGCTGCTAATAAAGCTCCTACTCCAACCAAAACAATAGCAGCACCAAAAGCTATAAACCCAACTGCTCCCGCTGTTAATGCTGGCCCTAATATAGCTGCTCCTGCCGCTAATAATGCAATAGTCGCTATCATTCCGACCATAACCCCAATTGCAAGTGGTCCAGCATTTGCCAAATTAATAGCACTAGCCGTTAAGATTGCAAATCCAGCTGAAACTAGAACTAATGCCGTTCCCATAGCTAACATTGCAAGTGAAATAGCGTTTAATTTTGCAGCTCCCGGCTTAATAGAATTCAACATCAAAGTCATACCAGCTCCCATAGCTGCCAAAGCAACCACAAGACCAGCCATCACACCAATTGCTAAAGGTCCTGCATTAGCTAACTGTATAGCGGAATAAGCTAATAATGCAAAACCTGCACTCACCATCAAAATACCCGCTCCCATCATCATAAAAGATTTAGCAGATGCTAGCATATTTTTTGCACTTTTTTTAGATGATTTACCGACTTTAGTTTGGCTACCTGCAATTCCATCTAATTTTTCAGTTAAACCTGATGATGCAGTCTGAGTAATTCCCATTAATTTATCACCAAATTTTTGTAATGCAGTAACAGCTGAACTAATTTTTTTATAGCCTTTCCATGCTAAAAAGAAACCTGCTACCCACGGTGTAGCTGCAACAATTATGTCACTATTATCTGCAATTATATTCCCAACAAATGCAATCACATCACCGGCTGAAGACATAACATCACTAAACGTTTTAATAACCGTTTCATTTGTTGCTATTGAGGCACCTACATCAACAATCACACCTCCAACATCAAATAGTGCTCCTGCTACCTTTCCAGCAGCTTTACTAAAAGCATCCCAATAGGGTTGAATTGTGGTTATTGCCCCCGAAATTGTATTAACTAAGCTGTCAGCGTTAAAACCATCTAATTTATCAACAAGACCAGAAATTGCATCAATCCCAATTTTTGAAACATAGTCGAATGCCGGAGCTAATTTAACTCCCAGAGTTTCAGTCAAACCATCCATTGCTTGGTCTACAGTTTTATATTCTGTAGCCAATTTTGTGAAAGCGTCATTTGTTCCAACTTTAGCAATGGCATTGAAAAAATCTTCGGTTTTAACAGTTCCATCCTGAACTTTACTAACTAATTTAGAAGTACTCATACCCATTTCTTTCGCTACCGCTGCAACTCCAGCCGGGGTTTGCTCAAGCATTAGTTTAAAATCCTGCCAAGCAACTTTCGGCTTAGCGGCCATTTGTGTAGCTTGTGTACTTAAAGTTTTCATTGCTTGCGTTGGGTTTTCAGCTGCCGCAGCAAGACCACCAAAACCTTTTACTAACTGTGTACAATTCTTTGTTCCAACTGCTGCCAGCTGACTGTAAGTAGTAGCCATATCACTAGCACTATAGATTGTTTGTGTTGCAAATTTTTGTAGTTCTTTTTTTGTAGAAATTATTTCATTAGAACTTTTTCCAAGCATTTCCATGTTACCATTAAAGGTTTTCCAAGCTGCACTTGAAGCTCCTAATTCACTTATAACACCCGAAATACCACTTGTGATACTTGAAAAAGCTTGTTGCCCAATTCCAGTAAGAATACCAAAACCAAGTCCACTTTTAATTTTACTGCCTAAGCTCGACAATTTGGAATCGGCTTTTTCCATTGTGGAAGTAAATCCTTTATCAGCAGCCGATAATATAGCTTTTACACTAAAACTCTCTGCCATTTTTCTCACCTCTTTTTCTCATGAATTCTTTAACTTTAGAAAATTTATCTTCTTTTTTTCCAAGAACTTTATTAAGTTCATATTCATAGTCAAAGAACTTCTTGAAAGTATCGAAAACTGGTCGAGTTTTATTTTTACCTGCTTTCTTTTTTGCTTTGACTTTAAAATTATTAAACGCTAGCAAATGAATGTGATAATTCAAATCAAGTTCCTTTAGCTCTACTGCTTTCATTAATAGTTCATCAACTTGATCAAAATTCTTAAAATCTAAATATCTAAAACAATTTAATGCTATCTCTTTATAAGTTTCATTGAATGATCGAATATCTTCTAATGTTGTTCTTTTTCCCGTTTCTTCGCTTCTTCCACTCTCTCGAACAGTTTCTTGATCGCGACTTTCGATGCATTCGCACTCGATAAAAAATCAATTACAACCTCAAATAATTTTTCAACATCTGTCGTTTCGTTATCGATATATTCTTCAATTTGCTCACGAGTAACTCTAGGCGTCATGCCATCATTTAAATAATCTAGAGCATTAATCAATTCTTCAATTTCGCCATCTACTAAGCCAGCTACCAAATAAGTTAAACCAACTTGCTTTTCTACACCTAATTCATCTTTTTGCGTTACATTTTTATTTACTTTTCTTACAAATCCGATAGATGCTTTGAATTTATATACAATTCCATTAATTGTTAATTCCATATAATTTTTCCTCTTCTTTCTTCAATTTAAAAAGAGCGTATTTCTATGCTCCAGTTTTCTTTGTGTCAGCAAACACATAATTTGCCATTTCTTGTTGTTCTTGAGATACTGTGGCATAACCATCTACTCCACTGCCATTAATCCCAAATGTAAGAGAAACTTCAACCATATCTTCAGCATTAGAAGTTATTTCACACTCTGTAAGGTATCCTTGGAAATATTTTGCTTTAAATTTTCCAACATTATCTTCTGTGCCTTTTTCGGCTAAATTTACTTCCCAAATTTCAACAAGCTCATCATTATCTAAGGCTTTTTCTAACTCATCGATTAAAGTATCACCAACCGCTAAAATACTTGTAGCAGTAATTTCTACCTCAGCAACCCCGGGTGTACGAATTGATCCGTCCTTAGTTGCTGTGGAATCAGCATCCTTGCTCTTTGTACGACCGTTCTCAGTTGTAAAAGCAAGTGTTGCTCCATCTTTTGTAGTTGCACTACTTAAAATTCTATATAAATAAACAATTTTTTTACCTTGTACCGCTTCAGGCGCTGCACAAAGCTGTAAATCAAATCTTCTCATATGTTACATCCTCCTAATTAAATTTAAACTCTAAAGAAAGCACCCCGTGTAAAAGTGGAATGCTTGTTGATGTATCTGGCATAATGTCTTGACTAACATTTTTTAACGACCACGCAAAATTAGTTGTATGATTTAATTCTCTAGATACTTTCTTTATATCAAGAAGCATCTTTGAGACTGTCCCACGCTGCTTAGGATTATTGTGAAATACATGGATAATTTGATAGACATTCCCAAATACAGCACTTTTATTAGCATCATCAATTAATTGACTATTGCCAACATATATAAACGGGTAAGGGGTATTATCTGGTGGTAAAAAAGTATCATAGACATTGTCTGGATATAACTTTTTTAGTTCTACTAACAGATAACTAAACAGTTCTTGTTGTGGATCCATTTTTATACACCTCACTCAACTAGTTTTTTCATATCTTTTTTAAATATTTCTTTTTGTTCATTAAACGCAGGACCAACAAAGGGCTGAGCCTCCATTTTTCGGGTACCATATTCTAGATACGGGCTGTATTCAGTACCTGGTTCAACAATAGCAGTAAAACCGCTATCTTCTTTCGATAACTGTATACTCCTTTTAGTTGTACCAGTTTGATATCCCTTAACGAAATTAGCATTACGAGTCATTTTATTTGTTAACTCAGCTCCGTTAGTACTAACAACTCTTTTTACATCAGCCATCTTGATATTTTTCTTAAGTTTATTACTTAATTTTTCTAAACCCTCTAAATAAAAAACTTTAGCCATTAAGTCACCTCCAAAAGCACAAAAATATGTTTTGTTCTAAGCTTTCTACTATAGTCAACTTTGTATTGTTTCTTATCAATGCGAATAAAATTAAATGCTTCATTCCAATGATTTTGAATATGAATAGTTAAACTCCCTTGCTTAATAGTTCCATAAATTAATTGCATTGTTTTAGTACTGGTATCCATCACACTGGCCATTAATTCTTTTTCGACGATAGTATCATCTCCATAATTACCTGTATTTTGATCATACTGGCCACTTTTAACGGTTTGAAAATAAACAGGAGTGTCATATCTCATAAAAAACGTACCCTTCCTTTTTTTAGATCACTCTGATTATTTAACCATGACCTGATATCTTTATCATAACTATCAAAATCATCGTCGTTGAAAGACATACTTTCACCCTCGACCGAATGAGAAGATACACCCTCGCTACCAATACGATTAAATCTAATTACCGATACTTCAACAACAATATATTCAAGTTCTTCAGGAACTTCTTTAACACTTAACAAATTTCCTAAACGTTTTTGAGTAAGCTCAATAATCACGTTTAGTTTATCGTCAATATTTTTGGGGTTACCTAGTAATTCTTTGACATTTTCAAGTATTGTCATAGGCAACACCATTATTTCTTTGAAGCTGAGTTTTTAGGTTCGGATTTTTTTGTTTCGTCCTTTTTTTGCTTTTCGGGTTCAACTGCTTCATTTTCGGGTTCAACTGCTTCATTTTCGGATTGAGCTTGATTACTTTTATCTTCAATAAATGTAATTAACGGCGTACTTTGTTTATTACTGGCAGTGGCCAGTTCAATAATACGTTCTCTAGATACTGTCAATCCATCACGAGGGAATGTATCCCCCGCATTGTATGGATGTTCATTATCTTGTAAATCAGTAAAATATTTAATAACTTTATACATTTTATTTTCCTCCCTAATTATGCTCCAGCTGATACTTCAGATGCTTGAATAGAACTTACAATTACTCCATCCAAGAATTCAGGGAAAAAGATGACACCGCTAAACAATAAAGTTTCAAATGTTGCTGTTTTTCCATCAATATTATGTGTCATACCAATAAGCCCAGTAGCATCACTTGTTAAGTTGAATGTTTGAGCCACGTCACCGCTGTTTGCAGGAACATAAGCACCATTAATATTTTCTTTAGCCGAAGCAATAACTTTTCCTTTTTCTAACTCAGGTGAAACAATCACTGTTCCTAAACCTAAGAAATTTTCAATATAAGACATACCAAAAGCAGTTTGCAATGTAATTTGAGCATTTCCCAAATAATCAGCTAAATCTTCACTTGATACAAAATAAATAGGTGTTACAGTCATATCAACATAGAACTTTTGTAACGCTCCCCATGCAGCACTTAATGCTGATTGTAAATTTGTTCCTTTTGCTGTACCAGTTCCAGTCTTAATTAAAGTGTAAAATGATTTTTTGATTGAAGTTTGGACACCAGAAATTAATTTTTCATCTGTTTGATTTACTGCTAATGAACGTCCTGAACGTTGAATAGCTTCTGCTGATGTACTTTTTCTATATTTATTTAACTTTAATTCAACAGTGCTAGCTAATTTTCTATTAATTTCAGTTAAAGGAATAGTTTCGCCCTCTCCAACCTGATCAGGTGTATTTACTTGTTCCATTTTATAAATTTTAATATTTGTTCCAGCGCTCATTGGAATCATTTCAGTAACTCCTAATAAACGTTGCAGTTCATTAATATTTTTGTTTAAACGGCTTGTGTAATCAATCGAAATAGCTGGTTCTAAATCTTTACCAGCAGTTAAATTTGTTTCTGCTGCATGTAATTGTAAATTAAACTTATTTTTGTTTTTCATTGTTTATCTCTCCTTTTTATTGGAATAATTCCATGTTTTCACTAATTAATTTTTGTCTTTCAGCTGTGTTTTCAACTTTAAAAATCTCTTCTTTAGTCATTTTCGTCTTAGAACCCTTTTTAGGTGGTTCGTGACGTAATTTAGCTGCAACTTCCTTTTGAACTGCTGCTTTAAAAATCTTTGCAAAGTTTTCAACATTAGCTTTAGTTGTATCAGCATCTTCTGATACTAGATTAGCTAAAAGTTCGTCATTAACACTAATTTCTTCATCTGCTAAAATTGACCGGGCTACCTTAGACATTTCACCTAATGTAGCCTGCTTCTCATACTTCGCAATTTTTTCTTGCAGTTGTTTGAATTCAAGATCCTTTTTTTCTTGATCAGTCATATTTTTTAATTTTTGAGCCTCTTTGAATTTTGCTTCTTCTTTTTGACGTTTCTTTTCCCATTCAGCAAATTTTTTAGAAATAAGTTTATCTACATCTTCATCACTGTATTTTTTGTCACTAGGATTTTCACCTTCACCATCTTTAAGTGAGGTGTTTGGTTCGTTGTCCGGATCCTCACCATCTTCTCCATTGTCACTATCTTCAGCAAAAAGCTGTAAATCGAACTTATTTTTTAATAATGGTAATTTTAATAATTTTTCTAAATCTTTCATTTTCTTTTCCTCCGTAATTTAAAGTTTTCACGCCTAACCTATCCGTAGTTTTTTTATTGGTTTCCACGCCTCCAACAATCCGTAAAGTTTAATGTCATTCACGCCTGGACGTATAAAAAGCGTTCATACAAATGAACGCTAATTAATATATTTAATTTTTAGATATTTCAACATAATCACTATATACGTTAGCAATCTCTCTACATCCTATAAAAAAAGAATCAACCAGCAATTGACTCTTTGATGTAGGTTTGTATATTGCTATTAAAGAATTTCCGCTTTTTAAACAAACATTTACATTATCTTGTGTTAACTCCTCTAAAGAATAACAAAGCGTCTGTAATAAACTAGAAATTGCCGCGCAAACGATATCCTGCCCAACAGTATTGTAATTTGCATGACCAACACAAGAAACCGCAATATGATCACATGATTTCTTAACATCTATTTTAATCATAAATTTTACCTTGATAGCAAATGGTAAAAAATAATAAAATAAACAATTAAGTTTGAAATTATAATCGAATTTACTGTTTTCTTAAGCTCTCTAATTTCATTTCTTGATAATTCTAAATCAATTACATCAATCTGTGTATTTGCTTTTATACTCATTTTAAATCATCCTCTCTCTAAAAAAATAGCATTATAGCAATTAGCAAAATAAAATTAATTACAATTACACAACATAACCAATACGATAATTTTTTCAAGCTATCTTTAAGTATCATCATCTCTAACTTATTTGTCTTGTTTTCTTTTCGAAGATATTCAATATCCTCTTTTAAATAGTTGATTCCGGTATCTATATGTTCAACACAACCATTGAATTCTTTAATATGTGTATCGAGTTTTTCTTTAATTTCATCTATTTCTAAACTATTAATGTCTATTTTACTAACAACACCAGTTACACCGCTTTCTATTCGCGCCACACTTATACCTCCATTTTTAAAAATAAAAAAGCCGATTAATTATCGACTTATAATTGCAATACTAAAAAATACCTTTAAACGCTTCCCTATCTTTCTTCTATTCCCAATTTTTTAGCAATCTTTTTAACCATATCTTTTGATATTAATTCAAGGCCTTCAGCATTGTCTTGACCAACATCAGATAATCTAGCTAAAAACTTATCATGATCTGATAAATCTTTATATCTTACATTTTGTTCTTTTCTAGGCAGCTTCTTAAATTCTTCAAAAGTTATTTGCTTTTTCATACTTCCTCCAACTCGATATATATTACATTATTTTTAATGTAGCGTCTTAACACTTTAAATTTACTATTACGCTTATATAATACCTCGTCTTCCTCATGATTAAAAGCAGAAATATTAATACCATTTTTAGAATTTAAAATAATTAACTGCACCTGAGCATCAGGATTATAGATACTGCCTTTTGTTGTAGATAAATACTGTTTAGCAGTTACAATTTCATCTACCTCATATTCCTCAATAAAATCGTTTATAGATTGTTGATCATAAAAGAACACTGATCGTGTCAAAGTTCCATTATAGGTATGTATTTTAGACAATGCATCATCTAAATTCTTCACAATTTCCTTTTGCTCATTAGTTAAAGGATAATTGTTTCTTAAAGCATCATTAATCAAATAACTTATAGATGAAACGTAAGATTTGATTGCGTGCTTATTTTCTGTAGTTAAGCTTTTCCACTCTGCAGTAGTACCACCTTTTTCTAGATAATTTAACCATTCATCATAATCTTTTCTATCGACAGATGGTGCAGTCGAGCAATGACACCTTGGATGCATTGGAGGAGCATTTAGCCCAGGCATCATATCCTTGATTTTAAAATGTTTGCCGTCTAACGCTTTACAAACATCACATACATCACTACCTCCACAAGCAATATACTCATATTCTTCTAAACCATTTTCAATATACGACTTTTTTTGTGCCTCTACTTGAACTCTTGCTAACTCAGTCTGCATTAATCGTTCAGCATCCGACTGTTTTACGTTAAAACGCTTTCTAAGCTCAGTTGCAAGTGTTTTTGGATTCTTGCCTTGAATAAGACCAATTTGTAATAATTTATTTAAATCATTTTTTAACAGATCCTGATGCATCCAGATACGATCGCTAAAAGTAGCATTGTGAAACGACGCATTAACGATTGAATTAGCCAATTTAGTGTTATTTTGTACTGTTTTGCCTAAAATACCTGATTGTCGCTTGAATTCATCTATAGAGCGTTTTTTTAACGCTTTATAAAACAGCTGATAAATCTTACTGTGACCTTTGGCAAGTTCAAGACCTAAATCAGCTTTTAACAGCTCCAATCTATTTACTTTCATTGTCAAGTTATAGATTTTCATTGCGTCATTAGCTTCTTTGGTGAAATCTTTTGTTTTTACATATTTAGCAGCTTTGCGCGCATATTCTTCTATATCTAACTTAGAAGCTCTTTTCTTAGCCTCAGCCATGGTTATACCATTTTCACTAGCATATTTAGCATAGAAATTATTAATGGACCTCTTGCACTCATCCATCATGTCTTTGTAAATTTTATTTAATTCCTGATTATATTTCTTTTCTTCAGTGATATTGTGCTTATGTTGCTCATTTTCCCGATTGCGCCAGTAATCTTTACTATTCATTGTCTTCTACCGTTTTATCAAACATTGTTTTAGCAACGATATCATTTTCAGCATCCTGTTCTTCATTTTTTAAACGGTCGATTTCACTTTGAACATCGTCAACGATCGAAAGAACTTTTAATTGTGTTTCCTTTGAGATTATACCTTCAAGCGAACTTGCAACTTGCGCCTCATCGGTGATATTGGCAGGAATATTAAAAGTGAATTTGTATTCAAGACCAACCCAGGCATCACTTTTTACTTTAGAAAGCGGATGTGAAAAAAGGAGTTTGTAACGCCTGTTCATTCCACTTGTAAATTTACGTTCCTTAGCCTTTGCTAGATTCGTCATTGATAGAAGTTTGTATTTTAATGCTATTCCGGAACTTGTACCGAAATTTTCATCACTAATATTCGCAACCATAGAAATCTGAAATATCAATCTTTCAAGACGTTCAATTAAGTTTTCCTGTGTTCCATCTGAATTTGGTTTATCCATAAATTCAACAACCATATTAACTTGTGGATCACCTTCAAAATTAACGATACGGTTATCACGTATCTGTTTAACACCATTTGTATCAAGTTTAGCACCTAGAACTTTTAAATAGGCATCTGCAAAATAATCAACATCATTAGCTTTTTCACTTATAGCCTTGTTATAGGCGTTGATCATCGGCATAGCTGACTCAAAAATACCGGTGCGTTCAGCATTCTCAACATACTCAGTTACCGGCACACCATCAAAACCATGAAGATGTTCATCGTCATCGAAAACATACGATCCGTTTTGATGAAAATATTGAATAACTGTATCATCAGACCATGACCCACGTTCAACATTTTTATAATCTTTATAGTATCTTATGAAAAATAAAGGCCTTTCAATAATACTGTCATCATAAATAATAAATGCCTCTAGCGGAGAAAGATATGTAATACACTGTTGCATATTATCATCGAGATAATACATTTCGTAGCCGTGTCCATAAATTGAACAAATCTTTGATAGTTCAGCATTGTTATCATCTTGATCATTATAAGAATCTAGAAAAGCAATATAATCATTTGTACCCTTATCTTTACTATTTATTTTTATTGGGTTTCCAATAAAAAAACCGTTGAATGTATCAACGATATATTTGGCGAAGTTTACAGATATGCGATTGTCAGGTTTCCATTTTTCTTTGTCTGGCTGATTGTATATGTCATAATTATTTTCATAAGCATCATGCAGTTTTTGATAATGACCATTTACAAGCATCTTATGTTTACTAATATATTCGGCTAATAAATCAGGTGTCATAACCGTATCTTTTGGCAATCTAAAAATTTCCATTAAATTCCCCCTTTCAAATCAGTGTTTAATTTATTTTTATTAATTAAAATTGTGTTAACAAAATATCTTATTGCATCCATACAGTGATCATTTTCTTTTATCGGTGCATCAATTCCTCTGCTAGTTGCTTTTGAATCCCATACATAAATAGAGAACTCTTTTAACGCCATTTTGCAAGTATCAAGGAAACCAATTCTTCCTAGATTAAGCATTGTTCCGACTGAACGAATACCATTTGAGACATCATTTCTAGCACGTTTGACGCTCAATCCTCTGCTTTTCAACTCAGTTATAAACGATGCTGCACTTGGATCGACTATAATATATTCAATATTCAAGCTACCAATAAATTCAATTAAATCATCAGCGTACTGGCTATCAGTTTTTTGTTTTCTTTCTTCACGACCAGAATAATAATATTCTTTTGTTGCATACCACGTTTCATTAACCCCTTTTTCCCAAAGTAAAAAGACCATGGGATTCTGGGTTCCATAGTCACAACTAATATATTTTTTTTCGTTTTCATCAATTTTAGGACGTTTATTGACAATATGCTTGTCTCTATTAAACATGTCATAAATAACACCTTCAGCGACAGCCCATAAACCACGGATATATCTATCATAGAAAACTCCATTATACGCTGAAGCGTATCTTCTTTTGACTTCTTTATTTAAAGACAAATTGTCGTCCATTGTAAAATGAACATACAATATATTTTTTACAGTTTCTTTTTTACGTTCTAATTCTTTTATTTGTTCTGCATTTAAATAACCAATTGATTTGTCTATCCAATTAACTTTAAACCAGTGAAACGGACCTTGCGGGTTACAGTTAAACCACCATTTAGATCCTTTAACACTACAACGTGCAGTTGCTTGATTAACAAAGCTTTCGGGCATTAATGCAACTTCATCAAAAAACATTCCTGCCAATGTGATACCTTGAATTAAATCTTGTGATCGTTCATCCTTACCACCAAAAATGTAAAAATAGTTTTCGATATTCTTCTTTCTAACGATAACAAGATTATCGGCACGGTGATCATTTACTTTGTATCCTCTAGCTTTAAGCATAAGTTTAAGCCAAAATAAAACATTACGTCTAAAAGATCCTATTGTTTTACCTGCCATTCCAAAGTTTTGACCACTAAAAGTAGTCATTGCCCATAAAACATATGACAAGGACATTACAATGGTTTTTCCTGAACGGATAGCACCATCTGCAATAATTCCATCATTATCTTTTACCGGACTATCCTTAGTCCACCAGTTTAAAATCATACGTTGCTTTTTACTAAATGGTTTAAATTTAAAAATGACCTGCTTTATTTTAGCCATCTTGTTGACCCTCGTTCCAATCAGAAATTGCAGTACCCGATAAAGCTTCGATAAATCCATCATCTGCATCTTCAATTTCTTCATCATTGCCACCAGTAATATTCTGGGTCTGTGCTTTAATCAAATCAATCTTGGCTCTTTGTTCTTCAGTAACAAGGTTCATGTGCCTGCCTAGCCAGTCCAAGGCCTTCATACGATCACTCAGTTTTATGCTGGCGCCATCACGTCCCTGTTTGACTTCACTGAGAATAGTCCCGTCAGCAAAAGCACTGTCTTTGAATTTCACGACATTTATCTCTTTTTTTAGTTCAACTGTTTCACCTGTCAGCTCATCTTTTACAGTAACAGGTCCAAACGGTCCCATAACAGGTACTAACTCTCGGCCATACTCTAGATAATCATTTAGATCTGCAAATGCAATATCGATATATTTTTGTACAATGTCCTGCGGATCAAGAAGTGCATCTGCGTACATTTCTGCTTTTAGCCTTTTAATTTCTTCCTGGACCTCAGGCAGTTTATACCAACGACTAGCCATGACAGCTGCACTGCCGTATGTAACTTTCGGTTTGACTTTTTGGTATGCCTTTACATGATTGTGATATTTTAAGCAGTAAATACAAAAGAGCTGTTTATCTTCATCCAGCTCTCCATTATCATCAACTATATTTTCAGCTATTTCTCTTGCGACCTTTTTGGTTGCAACCTTTGATTTTTTTGGTTGCAACTTTTTATCTTTCCAGTATCGGCTTTTCCAGGACTTGACTGCGCTAACAGAAACGCCATATTTAGCTGCTATATCTTTATACTTCATGCCTGATATGTAATCATCATATGCTAGCTCGTATTTCTCTTTCAAGTCATATCACCACCTCCGTGTTTGCTTTTTCTATATTTACAAAATATCTAATTCTGCAAAAATTTTATACATTTTAGGGAACTGAATCGCCATCCAATCAACCATCTCCTCATCACGCGCCCACTGATCTATATCATGGGAATTTATATCTAAACCCGATTCGTATAAAAAGGCATGTATAATTTCATGCCTTAGAATTTTCTTCTCATAATCCTGCAGATTACGCATCTGATCGATATCATCTTTATTTTCCTCGCACTTTAATACAACTATTTCTTTTGCGTGATGATCACAAAATCCATCTTTGTTTGAAAGGCGATTATCTTTATCTTTTTTACGCTTAAATATCCTGTATTCTGTACCTAAAATATTAATTGAGTAAAAGAGCATTTTAATTTCATACCTCCATAATATTAGTTATAATATTCATAGTTAGGCCGTTCTTTATTTGAATTATTCCTTGAAATTCTTTATACGGAGGTGATTCAATGGCTGCTAAATCTGGTGGAAAATGCACTGAACGACCTAAACGACCGGGTCCTATGACTGTAAAAGTTAAAGGGTACACTCGTGACGATGGAACAAAAGTTCATCCTCATAAACGTCACACACCAAAATAATAATATTTCCGGCTTAACTAAAAGATTAGTTCCCAAGACTAATCTTTTTTTGTAGACTCTATCCTGCCATAATAAAAGGCACTACATGAGTGCCTATTTTTCTACGATGACCTGATTTGAACATCAAAACCTATCATGCCTAATATATCACATTTTTGATAAAACGATTCGTAAATTTTTCCACTATCAGTTATGTCTGAATTTGCTAAATCTGTACTAGTATCTACAAATAATTCCACTACATAATCACCTGTATTTGGAAACTTAAAATCTTCAAAATTAAAAGCATGTCTATGTCCGTGAGAAAGAATATTATCTTTTATATCAATATTCTTAGGTGGTACAATAAACTCTCCTAAATATATAACATTAAAATCTTTTGATTTATCTTCTCTTAAAAAAGCATGTATTTTCACTCTTTTAATATCTTTTGCAATCGAATCAGGCTGAATATAAATATTTACTAGTACCAGTACTGTAAAGTTTGATGATAGATCAATATCCGTATATATCGTATCTGTCATGCTTATTTTTCCATTTTGATCATCAAATTCATTACATACGAGCATATTAGCTGCGATATCATTAACAAACTTAGTCATTTAAATCACCTTCATCCCTTTTTAAATTTAAATTCAGATCCGTTTTTTTAAAGCTACCATCTACTTTAGATGTCGTAAGATCATTTTTATCAGTAGTATTTTCTTTAACAATATCTTGAGTTTCTTTAAACGATTTATCTATTTTCTTTATAATTTCGTTTTTTAGATTATTAATCATGTCAACTGTTTCCTTTTGGGTATTAATACTTTGATCAAGATTATAAAAACTAAGAATCATTGATATCACTCCAATAATTGTTGCTACTAATCCTAAAACAATACCCACCCATGAATTCATAGTATTTATTGAAATGGATTTATCGAAAATGAAACTTAGTATAAACAATAGCATTATACTTGTTCCAATTATATATAAAATATATTTCCACCAAAATTGTCTTATCTTTTCTATTAGTAAATCGAATTTGCTTTTTGGCTTGTCTACTTCACCGTTTAAATTTAATATTGTTTTCATAATTTGATCGTATTTACTTTCCATAACAACCTACCCCATAATTATTCTAATACCTAATAATTATACACTAATATAGATATATTCTCGATTATATCACAACAATCAACATAAAGCGACACCACGAATATTAATGAAAGGAGGCATTAAATGAATGGCGTATCAGCACCAGGTGATGCCGCTTTATCTGGAGACAAAAAAAGCTCTGGGAGAATGAGCTTTTTCATATTTGTATAATCAAGGGGAAGTATAAGAAACACGAATCAACCAAAAAGAAATTAATCATCTGTGTGTCTTAACCAAAAGACCACATTACCATAATACCACATATTTCACTGCCATACCATGACACGGACTGACAACTTTATTAAATTTCAAGATTATTTATAGCATTTCGACGATAGCGATACACATTACGCGCTGAAAAACCCATTTTTTTAGCGATTTCGTCATACTGCATCAAGTGAATATATGCATATTTCAACACCAGACGCTCCTGGATGTTTTTCAAAGTATCGATCGTATGCTCTATCTTTTCCATTTCATTAAATATTGCTTCTTTTTTTGCATATAGTTGTTCAATTGATTGTCTTGTTCCTAAAGCTGGACCATAGCTTATAGCTTTTATCCCCATTATTTGTCCATCAACATATGTAAGCTGATCTAACTTATCCCTATAGGATTTTAAATACTGTACCTTTTCGTTGTAGTCCATTCATTCTCCTCCTACAGCATTTCTTTAAGTTTAACTTCCAGCTTGCGTATATACAATACGACTGTGTCCTTAGCACTTTTGCATCCTTCAAGCGAATCAAGCTGCTGGTAACGATCCAACAGCTCCTTCATGAGTTCTTGTTTAGTCATAGTTAGACCCCTTAATCATTTATGATATTTAAACCATATGCTACAGCACATCTGTTCTCGATACGGCATCCTTTGGCCCCACGCCATCCATCAGCAAAATAAACTGCATCAGCATCAGCCATTACCATCAATGATTTTGCTAAAAACTTCAAAGATGTTGCCCCGTCAAAATCTTCAAAAACTGTATCCAGTACTTCAAAATCTTCACCATCTAATTTTTTGCTGATTTCATCAATAATAACTTCACGTTCTTTCTTGATCTCTTCATTACTTTTGCCTTTCATAGGCTGACTAATAAATATTTTCTTCATTTTCCTTATCCTCCTGGAATCTCTTTTCTAAATCATTTAACGATGCGATAACGACTACACACAGTATTGCAAAGCCGATTAACGCAGTTAGTATTATGTCAAGCATTTATTTAGCTCCTTCAGCGGACACCAGCGGGGAGTTCTATAACCACACTGATACCTGGCAGATTCTTTTACTAACCTGGGCCCTAAAATATTATCTGGATGATAACAGTAATACCCGCTTTTTTCTATTTTTGAATCTTTATAATTTAAATGGCTGCAATGACAGCATTTTTTATTCATCCTGACTTTCTCCTCGGCTTATACGTACAATCTTAACTTTTATTAACGTGTTACTATTCTCCTTCTCTCATCCGGCGCAATCGAAACATAGGTTTCTGAATCTTTCTATTGCAGTAGTCACTGACGGTCTGCCGGCTGATATGCAAGTCATTAGCTGCTTCCCTGGTGCCTTTGTAAATGCGATTGTTATCATAACAGTAAATCAACCTACGAATACTTGTTCGACCACCGTAAAGCTCACCTAATTCATTTCTTGTAACAATTTTAAGATTCACTAAAGCATTATCACCATAGCACTTATTTCTATGAGTAACTGCATGACCATCAGGCACGAGACCGTTAAATGCTTCCCATACAACATAACTCACTTTAGTTTCCTTACAATGTATTTTTATAAGCATATAACATGAACCGCTTCTGTTCTTTTTCACCCAAGAATTTAATAATCGCTCTTTCCCATTCTTTTAGATTCTTTTAACACGTCCATACGTAGAAGCAAAATATGGTGTGTCGCGATACTGTTTCCATATCTCGCCTTTCAGATCTTCAATCATTTCCTATTTCCTCCTCGGTTAATTATGTTTCCTTGATCTTTATTCCGTAACGCTCAGCTAGTAATCTTTTCTTCAAACGATATAGCGGTGTCTTAACCCCTTTGACATCTTCAACAATTTCTACATCATTTTCAACATAAACAAAATCAGCAATATATTTTATTTCACGACCATAACAGCTCTTATCAACAAGTACAAATGGAACCTGGAGCTGGAGATTTTCGATAAGCCCAGCTCTTTCCATCTGTTTTAGTTGAATATACCGTTTAGCCTCTTTTTTGCTGTCAAACTTGACATCATCAAGAACAGTTTTAACCGCATGATATTTGCTTCGTTTAATTTTTTTCTGCTTATGTTGTTCAGGTTGAGGACTATATTTCCGTCCATTTGGGTAATCAACCATTAAAATTGGATATCCTCCTCCATGATGTTATAGGTGTTAAAATCATCTGGATAATTTGGACCAATATTATTTCTTGATTGTTCATTGCTGACCATCTGCTGAACCTTTTGCTGATTCATAGGTGTTTGACCCTGTTGCCTTGTATCCAGGAACTGCACACTGTCACAAAGAACTTCTACCATGAACACTTTTTGACCTTGAGCATTGTCATAGTTACGTGTCTGGATTCTACCCTCAACACCAACTAAACTACCCTTAGAACAATACCTTTCAACATTTTCAGCAGATTTATTCCAAATCAAACAGTTGATAAAATCTGCTTGTCGTTGACCGTCTCCGCTTGTAAAATTACGATTTACTGCCAATGTAAATGAAGTAACCGGATCACCTTTTGCAGTTCTTCTCAGTTCTGGATCTTTAGTCATTCGTCCTACAAGGACTACTCGATTAATCATCTTCAGTTACCTCCTTGCGTGATAGAATAACACATATTCTTGTTTCAGTAGTTGGAATGAAGCCAACCACTTCATAATCACCATCCAACTGTAAAACTGTGTTTTTGTCTTTATGTTTTACAATAAGAGCATTTTCTTTATTCGCCATTATTTTCCTCCTATTCAAACTCTGCTAAAAATTCATCCAGTTCATCAAGATCAACTTCTTCATCAAAAACTGGTGTGTTAGTATCTTCCGCTTCAGGCAGATACGAGTATTTGAGATTTTTATTCATGGCACTTTTGAAATATGCCATACGGTTATCAATCTGCTTGTCTTTCATCAGTCCAAGAACGTAATCAGCTTTAACACTCACATCAACGGCATCATACTCAGCAAGATATTCACGAATGATTTCATCAAAGATTTCTGTTTCGTTTTCAGCAATAAGATTTTTAAATAAAAGTCTTTCGGTCAGGTAATGAATTTTTAATTCAGGCACGCAAGTGCTTTTATCTTTTATCTTATATCTTTTATCTTCTATTGTTATATCTTTCTTTAGTTGTTGCCCTTTGTTTGCCTTTTGTTTGCCCTCCGCTTGCCCCTCGTTTGCCATTGTATCTATCAATTCGTTTGCCTTTTTGTTTGTGGTGATTTGATAAACGTCATATTTTACAACGGTTATAAGGGAATATTGGTTTGTCGTTTTGACTGCTAAATCGTTTGACTGTTTTAAATGATTTATTGCTGTTCTAATTTTCTTTTCTGAAAGCTTTAAATCAGACGATAATCGTGCAATTGATGTTATAAAACTGCCTCTGGGGATCACTGTGCCTTTCCACTTTTTATCTTTCCAGTTTGCCATTAAAAGACAGTGGATAAAGACATCTTTAGTATTCTGATCAGTGTACCATTCCCATGATGTAAAACTGCGAAACAGTTTAATAAATGTATCATTATCCACTAATAGAAGTCTTTCTATAAAGCATTAAGGAAAAAGTAGAAAACTACTTTTCCTTTGGCTTGATTTCAATGCAAACTGGCTGTGTCGGTTCTGCTACATCACCTGATAAATCCAGCTGTCCTGCAACTACTCCTGTAAACTCCTGAAGTCTGAATCCAGTAACTTCGCCAGTATCCTTATCATACTGAACCTGATTAAACAAATGAATTTCTTCACTTTTTTTAGGACTTAATTTAGAAGTAATAACCGGCTTAACACTCATTTCCTTTTTATCATTTTTAGGTATGAAAGTAAGTTTAACTGTTAATGTTCGTGCCTTATCATCAGTTCCTTCGTCAAACATATTAACCATTACTTTTTTTAATTCTTCATCAATAAGCTTAACAATAGAACCGTTATTTATATCTAAAATACTTCTTGTATATTTTGCTTCCATTTTCATATCCCCCTAAAATGCCAGTACAACATCTTTGCCAATAAGTTCTTTTGGCAGTTCCGCAGTAAGATACTGTTTGATAAGTTTTTGTACTTCTTTTTCAAAGTAGCCTCTATCTGCAACGAATAGTGCAACACGGCCATGCTGATCAACTCGAAGATTAAATTTACGTTCCACCTGAATAAGTTCAGGATAGGTAGCAACCGGTGTAAGCGTAACGATTGGGTTAATAGTCACCTTGCCTGCACCGCCGGCAAATGCATCACTCTCAACTACCAGGTTAACACCAATGCCATTGTCGACCTGTTTAACAGTTTTTGAATTGTACAGATTGCTTACAGTGGAGATTAATTTATCCGTATTGTCTGTAGGGACATAGCATGTATTTAAGTTGATGATCATTTCTTCAGGTGATATCCATTCATTTAAAATAAGTCTGGGTACAATAGGTTTACAGTGAATAAGTATCTGACGTTCATATGTATCGTCTACGCTACTGAGTACTTTGATCTCATTACCATCCGCTTGAATAATCAGCGGCAGCTGAATGTTTAAATTCTTTGCTTCAACATCGATGTATGACTTGATAATTTCAACAAGTCCGCTTAATGAACGCGTATCGATACTTTCAATACCTGGTGTTGTAACCCTTCTTAAACTGCCTCCAAATTTCGTATGAAGCATACCTTTAATTTCTGCCTGCTCTAATTGAGCGTTTTCTTTCGCATTTGCTAATTCAACTACTTTTTCAATTGCTTGTCTAATCATTTTTAATTTCCTCTTCTTCCTTTTTATTTGTTATTCTTGGGGTATAAAATTCATCCCGTTCTTCATGTCCCATACGGTAACGCCATAGCGGGCACTCTACAGCAGGACATTCTCTTACTTCGTTTGATTGGAAACCGCAGCAGTCAAGACACTTGTATCTTATTGCCTTGGCTCTGCTAACTCTCTTCCCGGCTGAGTCCTTAACCATTTTTTCAAACATGTTTCCATCCATAACATCACTCCTTTGGCTTTTTCAACGCTTATAGACACATCCTTTATAACAAACTGTACAAATGGGTAATCTTATAACTGAATACTAAAACGTTTCTATACACGTCGCATATGCACCTTTTTGTTAAAATACTCTTACTATCTTGCCGGTGGCCTTTTGGACCTCTGACTTCATAAATTCTTCATCTGCATTAGCATCGCTAAGATGCAACAGCATTATTTCCTTAGTTCTGTACAGTTCGCACGATTTAAGAAAATCAATACATGTATTAAGATTCATATGACTTCTCATAAGCCGTTTAATATGAGTATCAACAAAAGGATTTCTATTTGGATTGTTAAGCTGATGTTCCAACCTTTCACTGATATAATTACATTCAATCATGATGTAATCTAAATTCTTAAACGAATAATCGCAATAGTATGAATCTGTAATAAATAATAAATTCTCATTTGTTTCATTTGAATGGATCAAAAAACCAGTTGGTTCCTTAGCATCGTGATGAACTTTAAACGCCCTGATGCTGAACGTTTTTACAGTTGTTTCGGCGGTGATATTAGTATCTAAAGCAAATGTGCCTCTTTGTCCGTATATACCGATTCCCTCTAAAGTACCTTTTGATGCAAATATCCTGATACCTCGAAGCAGCAAATCCTTATAACATTTGGCATGATCATTGTGCTCATGGCTGATAAGACATCCAGCCAGTCCGCTAAGTTTGTAATTCGTAGCTTTCTTGATCATGTCCAGCTTTACACCGCACTCCACCAGCAGAGTGGAAACGCCATCATTTATTAGATAGGCGTTCCCTTTTGAACCGCTGGCAATACATGTTATCTTCATTAGAACGGATCCATAGAAGTTTGAGCAGCTTTTTCACTAGCCTGTGCGGTTGCCGGTGCCGGCTCCGGTTTTTTTTGTGGTTTTGGTGCATTCAATTCCGGTGCAGCATCATTTTCAACAAAGTCAACATCAATAAATTCTTTATTAGCATTTGCATTTATTTCTGACTGTACTTCATTTTTAGCAATTACCATTTCACTGTAATCTTTTAACAGTTCATCGGGAATAACATTAAATTTTGCAAGTTCCTGATAAAGCTCATGAACAACTGTTTTCAATACCATCTTTTTGAAATCCGACTGCCATACCATTGCCGTTTTAGCTGCTTTCATAGCTCTATCAATTCTATCTTTATCAATGATAATCGCTGTTTGACTGCCATTATTATGATAAGCAACTGCATATGCACCTTTTACTTTATCTTTATTCTTAAAATCAATGTTACGATTTAAAATATCCGGAATCTTGTGATCGATGATCTCATAATCACCAGTTTTAAAATCTCTTTTCTGGACAAGCTCCTCACCTTCAAGAACCACATCCTTAATAATGTTTTTAACACCATGATTTTTCTTACAAAATTTAGATAAAAGTTTTTCTTCGCCCTGATATTGAATTTTAATATTGATATCTTTTTTTCCAGCTTTGGTATTATTTCTAATATCCAGCCAGATTTCTTTATCATTCAAAGACAGTCCCAGACGCGCAAATCTTTTGACCTGTCCAGGGAAGTTACATCCAATGAAGTTGATTTCATTGGGATTAATTCCTTCCTCCATCATTTTTTTATACGTATTTAAGATAATATCATTAGCAAAAGTTTTATCACGAGGACTTAACTGTGTACCTGATGAAGCTGCTACTCCGTCAACTTTAGACATCATATAACCCTTAAAATCTGTATTTGCTTTAGCAACTGCATTAGCTGCTGTCGTATCTTTATTTTCACTCATTTCCTATTCCTCCACCATTGTTAAAGTTTTATAATCCTCATCAACGACCAGCCTTATTAATTGGTTGCTAGTTGATGTGATTTTTGTAACTGACTCTGCATTATCTACAAATATTGGCATCCTGATATTAAAATGTTCTGATAAAGTATCAATGATCTCAATACCTGCATTAATGCGACTAGCATTGTTGGCCATCTTATATGGAACAATGCTTTTTTCATTAGGAACCATCACGTTACATGATTCAATAATTGCATCATTGGTAATTTGTTTTTCAAACAGTTCAAAATTAACTGTCTTGAATCTCTGATTAATCTTTTTAGTAATCCGTTTAACTTTTTCAATAATGAACTTTTCACACAAACTTAATTCATACTCATAACGATCATAATCTTCAGCCAGCTGCGCCTGTCTAGCTTCAAGCTCGTCAATTCTCTTCTGTTGTTCTTCGGCTAACTGGAATCGGCTTATATGAGTATTTAAAGTAGCGACTTTAACATTGCATTCATGAATTTCTTTATCAATTTCTTCAATTACTTTATCTATTTCATTATCAGTGTTTTCAAGATCTGCAAGCTGCTTCTTAATAACTCTGTATTCTTCAGTATCTTCAAACGGTGTAACAGCAGTAATCTTACTTTTTTCAGTTTCAATTTGACTTGCCAAATCCATTACTTTAATACCTAACTGTTCATTTTCATGAATAAGATTATTCAGTTCAAGCTCTTTAGAAGCAATTTTGTCTTTACTTACATCTGCACCCTTTTTTTGAAGTTCTTCAAGTTTCTTTGACTTGTTAATATTAAAAGTAGCAAATATTTTTTCCTGCTGATCTGCTGGCAGTGACTGTCCACAGGTTTGACAAACTCTTCTATTCTCATCAAATTCCATTGCTGATACAGTTTTATAATCATTAAGCAGTTCATTTCTCATTTTTGACATATAGTCAATATCGTTTTTGTATCTGGAAATTCTAATATCATTGCTGCTGATTGTGTCATTAAGTAGATTTTTCTTATTTATAAGGTTATTTATAGATTCCTTTATCAATCTATTTACTTCATCAAAACTATTAATATGTGCAATACGTGCCTCGCGTTCTTTCTGCTTGATTTCAGCGATACGGTTTGATTTTTCAACAGCTGCTGAATTACCGGACTTAGCTGCTAACTTGCGGTCATTCAGACTGCTTATTTCTTTTCTTGCTTCAAATAGCTGATTTTCATAATCCGCTTTGCTCCCTGCTGTTTCTGGAATCGCTCTTTCAGCTTCATCGATTCGACTTGGAATCTGTTTTAATTCTTTGTTAATACTGCTCATATTGGTTTTTAAAAGCTTAATCTGATCATCGATACTGCGTTTTTGGGTTGTTGATCCGTTTAATAGCAAAATCTCATTTAAAGGTTCCAGTTCTGCTACTACATTAATAATTTCTTCATCAGTATAATCACCACAAATATCAGTAAGATATTTACGTCTATCTTTCCAAGACAATACATCACTAAAATAAGTTGGGCTAATGAGCATTTGTATAATTTCACGAGGACCAAATAACTCCTCAATCTCCCTGTTGTAGTCTTTTTCCTTAACAGGAAGACCATCTACTTCATATGAAATGGTATTGCCAGTAAGCTCCTTATTTTTATTGCCACGTTTTTGTGTCCATTTTTCTTTGTAAGTTTTCTTTAAAACTTTAACGATTCCATTAACATCAAATGTACATTCAACAGTATGTTCTAGATTATGAAGATCTCCTTCGACTCCTTTTGTTTTAGGACTATAATCTGCCATAGTAACTGACGGCTTATCAGTCAATAAATAATAATAGGCATTAATGATCGTTGTTTTACCAGTACCGTTATCTCCTCTAATGGATTTGTTTAATCCATCAAAATTTAATTCCAGGTTCCTGATTCCCTGGAAGTTGGTTAATTTCATTTGATTAATTTTAATCGACATTCTTATTTCCTCCCTTAACTGTGTTATAGCAATGTCTCTTACCTTCCTTAAAATTAATGATTTTGATAATCTTATTCTTTTTGATGACATAAACTTTTACAGTCTCGTCATTTACATTCGTTTCTACACGACAGCGGATATTTAGATCCTCACGCTTCTGTTCGATTATTTCAAAATAAGCGTCATTAAGATTCTTACTGAACATGTTATGGTTGAAGTTAGTTGACATCTTTGTTATCCCCCAACAGTTCATCCATAATTTTTCTTACTTCTTCAGATGATGGAACTTTTTTATTTGTATTTAATTTTTCTATAAATTCTTTTCCACATTCTTTTAATACATCCTCAACTGGTTTGAAAATTTCAATTATATCTTCTTTTGTAAGGGTACTGATATCTTCAACATACTTGAGCATGGCAAACCTAAGACTTCCGCAGATTGAATTTTCAATAGGACTGATTTTAAATTCATACTGTATCAGCGTTTTCGGATCCATATTTTCTTCAATTTCATCTAATAGTTTTTTTATTGATTTGCTTTTGTTGCCGTTAATCTTTACTACTTTTATATCAGCTCCTGATTCCATTGCTGATTCGATTAATTCCTTGATTTTATCTTCCATATTTCTTCTCCTTTTGGTTATATTTTTCAATCACCCAGTCCCGATCCTTTGTTACTGTCTCGAGACTGGACTTTAAATTTCTAATTACTAATACCTGGTAAACACTTAGCACAATAAACAGAACTAAAAGTATGCTAAGAATTTTAATAAATGTTTTATCTTTCATAAGAGCATCCCTATAACTCCCGTTAATAATTCCGCTGCTAGATAAATAGCTAATACAATTGTTAAGATACCGCGAGGTCTTAGATTATTGAGGTTCATGGTTGGTGCTCCTCTTAAAGTCCTCAGCCATCGCAATAGATGCCACAGTTTCAATGATTTCATCTAAAGTCATGCCTGAATCAAATAATTCTTTCACTAAAGCCTTAATCTTATCTTCCACTTTGACTTCCTCCTAAATATCTTCTATAATGAAGATGGTTTAATTTTGTTAGGTACTGTTGGCGCAGTGCCTTTTTTTGTACTTTTGTTGTACGCAATTATCAACGCATCAATCAGCTTTTCACTCGGCTCCCGATGCCACTTTGTCATATAATCTTCAAATGCGCCTCGCGGAACATAAATGTATCGCTTTCCGCACTCTGTTATTTTGTAACTACCTGGAAAGGATCCATTAACAACTGCACTAATCACAAAATCCTTACTCAGTCCCGTACGTTCTTTAATCTCTTCAAACGTAACGCCTAGAGCTTCAACCTTTTCCATCTTTCTCACCTCCTTTGATGTATCACCTTCACACGTGCTATAATTGATTTGTCGAATCCCAATATAGAAAGTGAGGTGGTATAGTAGTGAATCAATCATATAATTTAACCGAAATAGCAGCAGCTCTTTTGACAGGTATTATGGGAGGCTATTTTTCTCACAAACTTCTTATTCATAAGGAAAGAAATACATATACGAAAGAAAAATATGAAAACGTCATTTTCCCAATTTTTGAAATAATCGAACCTTACCTATACTCCAAAGAAATAACCTCAGAAATAAATTCTGCAGTACAACAAATTTGTCACATTGTTATTAACAACAGGAAATATATAAATGGATTATTACTAGAGAATATTGACGTTTGCCTAAACCAACTGAAAGACGATAACTCAATTACAAATAACTCTTTCACTAATCTGTGCTCTATAATTTCTGTTGAATATGATAAATCATGCAAAAAGCTAGGTATTTCCAAAAGAACATTTGCTTATAAATTCAATAATAATCAATTACATCCTGATAAAATAACAATATTAAATTACATTGTGTATGCTACTCTTTATATCTGTATTTTTATGTGTGCTATATCTTTGGGATATATGTTATTTCAATTCATTACAACAATATTAAAGTCACTAGGTATTTAATACCGATATATATAAAACATGACGATAGCAACTCTGAAAATGTTGCATCACATGTTTTTTTTAAAAAAACAAACATAAGAATAATCGCTAATAAATCAATTACACCGAATTCCATAACTTCCTCCTTTTTTTCTTTAACTCCACTTTCAATACTTTCAACAACGATTTATCAAATCACATAATTTTTAAAACTGTTATGATTTAGTTAGTCGACAGTATTAAGATAAAAGACATAATCACTAATACTGCACTTAACCCAAAAGCAAACAAAGTTGGTTTTATCAATGATTTATAGTCTTCCATAATAGCTATGCCTAATAGCAAAAACACACCTACTCCGCTTGATAATGCAAATCCAATTCCAAAAAGCATACATAAAAATATTTTCATTCTAATTGGCCTTTCTTATCTTTATTACGTTTAAGAAACTTTCTCCTTGATCAGTTTTAACAAGTTTAACTTGTATTGTGACCAAAAAAAATATAATCAGTTGGATAGTGATAAACTTGCGAAATAATTTCGTGATACCCACTTTTTACAATTCGCGGGTCTTTTTCCCACCTAATCAGCGTAGAAACATCAATTCCGAGTAATTCTGCTGCCTCTTGCTGATTTAATTCAGCGTTTACTCTTGCTGCCTTTAATGATATTTTAGGAATATTAATATCTTTTGTCACATGACCACCCCCTTACGAACTTAATTATACACAAGTTAAACTTGTATATCAAGTAAAAATTGTAAAAATGTTATATTTTATTGCATTAATACAAGTTTTACTATAAAATATTATTATCAGGAGGTAATTAAAATGAGTGATTCTGAAAAAACAAAAAAGATATTTGCTAAGAATCTTTTAAAATATATGGAACGCCACAACTTAAATCAAACTGATATTTCTGAAATCACAGGTGTTTCACAACAATCAGTATCTAATTGGTTAAATGCTAAATTGATGCCTAGAATGGGGATAATTGAGATATTAGCAGAATACTTTAAAATACTTAAATCGGATTTATTAGAGGAAAAACAAAACTCGACTTACATCCCCGACCACTTTGAATCAGTAACTGATGCAATGGAATTTATTCTAAGAGTTCCTGTAGTAGCAAATAACTGTGGTTACGACCTCGATACTATGTCTGAAGAAGAAATAATTGAAATGGCTGAGGATCTATCCGAAATGCTACAAATCATGGCAAAGAAACACAGGAAAAAATAATGATGGAAGTTCATGAAGTAATTGAATATTACAATCAAAACGGATTGGACGAGACATTAGATTATTTTGACATAGACATAATACACAAAGAACTGAGAGGGAAAACGGTTGAATCAAGATTAGTAATAGACTTTTATGGGAAAGCAACTATCTTTATTCAGCCAGATTTAGATGAGAATTACGAACAGTTTTTAAAGGCTCACGAGCTTGGGCACTATTTGTTACATTATCAATGTGATATAAGCTTTAATTACCTCACAAGGGTATACAAAACTAAAATAGAAAAAGAAGCTAACAGTTTTGCCTGCAAGCTTCTAATGAGCGATATTAATATAAAAGAACAAGAAAATATAGACTTTACTGCAATGGAAAAGGGAATTCCATTAAAAGTATGGCATTCAGTAATGAATTTAATTTAGTAATAACATATTATGTTTAAATAAAAAAAGGGAGGATTTTATTATATGGAATTACAAGAAAAAATGTACAATCTCAGTGAAAGGATTAAACAATTAAAAGAAAATATTCAAACTGAAGAAGCAACAAAACAGTCATTTATTTTACCATTTTTTCAGGCTCTCGGCTATGACGTTTTCAATCCGCTTGAATTCATACCTGAATTTACAGCTGATGTTGGAATTAAAAAACATGAAAAAGTCGACTATGCTATATTGCAAGAAGGTAAGCCATTAATCTTAATCGAAGCAAAATCATGCAACGAAAAATTAGACAAACATGATTCACAATTATTTAGATATTTTGGTACAACTGAATCTAAATTTGCAATTCTAACAAACGGAATTATATACAAATTTTATAGTGATTTAGATCAGCCAAATGTTATGGACTCACAACCATTCTATGTTTTGGACATGATGGATTTAAGCGATCAAGCAATTCAATATTTAGCTAACTTTAATAAATGTAATCTGGATATTGACAGTATAATGAATACTGCATCTGATTTAAAATATCTCAGTTTAACAAAAACAGCATTTAAAGAACTTATCGAAAATCCAACTGATGAATTTATAAAACTTTTATTAAACAGCGGCGTGTATGATGGATTGAAAAATCAAAAAGTTATTGATAAATTTAAACCTATTGTAAAACGTGGAATTAATCAATATATTAATGACAAAATGTCTTCAAAATTCAAGGAGACATTAAGCAGTAATGATGATGAAGTCATTGAGGAAAATAATGAACCGGACGAAGAAGTAAGCAAAATCAACACCACTATTGACGAGTTAAATGGTTTTGCAATTGTTAAAGCCATTTTACGTACTGAAGTAGAAGCTAAGCGTATTACATATAAAGATACAGAAAGTTACTTTGGTATTTTATTAGACAATAATATACGTAAATGGATTTGCCGTATTTACATTAACACTAAAGCTAAATACGTAATTATTTCTGATGAAAATAAAAAAGGAATAAAACATGATTTAGGTACCCTTGACGATCTATACAATTTATCTAATGAATTGAAAGACTCTTTAAAAAAATATCTCTAATTAAATCTATACATAACCAAATACGGTAAACACACTTCTTAGTGTTTATATAAAATAAAAAATTGAAGGGAGAATTAAATTATGAAGAAAGTATTAAGTTTATTATTAGTTCTAGGGCTTTGCTTTGGATTAGCAGGATGTGGAGGAAGTTCTAAACCAGATGATATGACTGATGAATCATACAATGCTGCTAAAGAGGTTTTAGAAATCGCTGATAAATATCTTGATGATAAAATCGATAAAGATGAAGCAGCCGATTCTATTCGCTCTACTATGGATGGGTTTGAAGGAGATGGAGTTGGGGATATCAAAGTTAGAGAAAGAGCAAAACAAATAACATCTTCACTTTATATTAGCGAATCCTCTGTTCAAGAAGCAAGAGACAATTTAGCAGAAGTTCTAGAAAATTAAAATAAAAAAACCACCCCACTGCAATGGGATGGTAATTCGCAATAGGCCCCGTAAAGCTACTATCGCTGACAAAATAATTTTAACACAATATTTAAATCAAATCTAGTCATAACCAAATACGGTAAACACACTTCATAGTGTTTATATAAATAAAATACGAAGGGAGAACTAAGATTATGAATCAAAATGAAAAGCAACTATATGATGAATTAAGGAGTACTGCTGAAGAATGTGATAAGCTAATGAATATGATCTTCGAACGCCAATCACCTTCTTGTGAATTAAAAAATAAATATAAAACTCTTAAAAACAGTTGTAAAAATAGATTGCAACAAATAAAAAGAGTTGGAAAGCCAATAAATGTAAGTCCAACTATATATAATAGATTTTTAAGAAATTATAGTGAAGCAATGTCCTTTGGCTTCACTGAGCCAACAAACGGAAACCTTGATAAAATGATTCATTCTTTAGAAGAGGCAAGTTACAAGTTTACTAAGTTTTTAAATGAATAATATAAGTTATATGGAGAGAATAAAATGGAATACAATATATACTGTGATGAGAGTTGTCATCTTGAGCATGATAAAAGTAATTCAATGTCTATAGGAGCAATTTATTGTCCTAAAGATAAAATTAAGGAAATTAATGAAAATATAATTCGTATAAAAGAAAAAAATGGAATATCAAAAACATCCGAGGTAAAGTGGACAAAAATAAGTCCAGCAAACATGAGACTATATATTGATTTAATAGACTACTTTTTCCACGATGACGATCTTTCGTTTAGATGCATTATTATCAAAGATAAGCAATCATTAGATCATAAAAAATTTAATCAAACTCATGATGAGTGGTATTATAAAATGTATTACACTATGTTAAAAATAATATTATCACCGCGCGATAGTCATAATATATACATTGATATTAAAGATACAAATTCTTTTGATAAATCTCAAGAATTACTAAATGTAATCAGAAATGCAAAAGATGATTTTAATTCTAGAATTATAAAAAAAATACAGCCCATTCGATCTCACGAAGTACAAATCATGCAACTTGTTGATATATTAGTTGGCGCAATGGCCTATGTAAATAGAAAATTTCCACAAGATGAAAAACGAAGTGCTGCAAAATTTGAATTATTAAAATATATAAAAGAATTAAGTGGCTATTCATTAACAAGAAATACACTTGCTCGGGAAAAAAAGATTAACCTTTTAGTCTGGGAGGCAAACTACTATGTCAAGTAATTGCAATTGGCTTCCAGAATTAATAACATTCAATGGGAATTGGAGTGAATATGAAGATAAACTTTATGCTATATTCTCACAACATTTTCTAAACTCCAATCCCTACTTCATGGAAAAAAAAGTCATACCTCGAAGAAATCCAATGTATAATGGTAAATATGAAAGTTACTTCCATATCACTTGCGGACATACAAAAGAAACCGATGAAAGATCCCCTGATTTACGTAGATGTGAAAGAATTGAATGGCCAAGGGCCTTTATTGAAAATTCAAATTGCATCTGTAAACAAAACTGCAGTGACTTTATAATTTGGAAAAAAAGATATAAAAACAAATATAGATATTCATTATTGCTGAAAAGTGAAAAATATATAGTTATATTAGAAGAAAGAGCAAATTATTTTAATTTAATTTCCGCTTATCCTCTTACCTATTCACACGCAATGCATGATCAACTTGAGTACTATGAAAGGGCAAAAAAAGCAGAAAACGCCATCATAAGATGACGTCTTCAGAATCTCCTTCTGCCCTAGGTAGATGAGCTGTGAAAAAGAAATTCAGCACTGAATTTCTAATTAATTATATTCAACTTTCACTTATATTATACATATCTGTCGCAAATATGCAATATTTTTTCAATAATATGAAAATCGGAAAATCATAAAAATCAATTCTATAAATATGCAGTAAAATGCGCTTAGACGTAGTTAGTAAATAACAAAATATAAAATTTATGATTTTCATAAAAAAATGCTTTAAACAAATTATTTTTATAGTAATTTCAAAAAAAGGGTTTACAAATTAAAAACTAAGGCATATTATATAAGTACATCCAAGATTTATGGGTGTATAAATGTTAACAAAGCCTTAGTAGTAACCGCCCGTTATAAGGGATTCGGTGAGCCTAAGGCTTTTAATTTTAGGAGGAAAAAATTGCTAAAAATGATGACACTATAACAGCTATACTTGTAGACGGTGGATTTTATAGAAGAAGATCGTACAGCTGCTTTGGGGATAAATCTCCTCAGGAAAGAGCAGATGAACTGGAAGAATATTGCAAAAGACATTTAACTGAAAGAAAAGGATATTGGCATCAATTATACAGAGTATTTTATTATGATTGTTTGCCAATAGAAAAAAAAGTATATAATCCCTTAACAAAAAAACAGGTGGATCTGAGTAAATCCCCTACATACAACTGGTCAAATGAATTTTATGACTGCTTAAAGAAGAAAAGAAAATTTGCATTAAGATATGGTAAACTCGCAGATGGTCAAGCTCATTATAACTTGACAGAAAAAGCTTTTCGCAGACTATGCAATGGTACATTAAAATTTGAAAATATAGAAGAAAAGGATTGTGTATTAAATGTTGAACAGAAAGGTGTTGATATGAAAATCGGGTTAGATATCGCATCGCTAGCATATAAACATCAAGTAAATCAAATTATCCTTATTTCTGGAGATAGTGATTTTGTATCAGCAGCAAAATTAGCAAGACGCGAAGGCATAGACTTTATTTTGGATCCCCTAGGGGCACCTATTAAGCCCGATTTATTTGAACATATTGACGGATTAAATACATGTGATAAAAAATATAAAACAAATTTAAAAAAATAAAAAACCTAAGCCCATACGGTAACTTAGGATCCACAGAATAATTTAAAACTCCACTGCTACCAACAGTGAAGTTTGAATGAAGTACTACCAATACTTCATATTTATAAAAGACTCAACCAAAAGTCCTTTTACGTGCTTAATTATATCATTTAAACACGTCTAAGGCAAATTATAGAAAGGACGTGTTTTCATTATGCCTAGAAAGCAGACTTTTAAGCGCAGGCCAAATAAAGCAGGAACAGTAATAAAACTATCAGGTAAACGAAGACGTCCCTGGTGCGCTAAAATAACTACTGGAAAAGACATTATTACCGGTAGACAGATACAAACAGTACTGGGAACCTTTGAGACCTGGGATGAGGCTGATGATGCTTTGACTTTATACAGACTTGGTCAAAAGAATAAGATTACCGATCAGGAAGCTGAGGCACTTGCACCCGATACATTCCAGAAGCTTGTTGATCAGCGTGAAAAGAATATGCCTACCTTTAAAGAAATCTTTGATATTATATACCAGGAAGAATTGTGCACATTATCTAAAAGTGCTGCTCAAGGTTATAGATCGTGGATTAAACATTTTAATAGTATATACCACCACAAGATCAGTCAAATAAGTCTGGCCGATCTGCAGGAAATATTTGATCGTGATAAAGCTGGTTACGGTACAAAAGTACATATGAAAGTTTTAGTTAGCAAAATATTTGAATATGCAGTTATTCACAAATATATAAATCGTGACGATGATTACACTGAATATATAAAATGTGGCAAAGCAAAAGAAAGCACTAAACATTATGCTTTCTCAAATGACGAAATAGGAGCATTGATGAGCGATAACAGCGATATGGCTAAAATAATACTTATTTATATATTCACCGGTTTAAGAGCAAATGAACTGCTGAATATCCCGCGTAAAAATATTTATTTAAACACAGAATTCCCCTATTTAGTATCTGGATCAAAAACTGATGCAGGTAAAAATCGAGTAATTCCCATTCATACTTTTATCGAACCTTTTGTTAAACAGCTGTTGATGAAGAAAAAGAAAAGAATAATTGACTGTACCTACTATCAGTTTTCATCTATGTTCTCCTCTTTTTTAACTAATCACAATATGAAGCATACAATACATGATACTAGGGATACATTTGCAACATTATGTCAGTCTAACAACGTTGATCTGTTTATAAGAAAACGTATTCTTGGTCACAAAATGAAAGATATAACCTTTGATACTTATACATCTACCGTAATTGAAACATTATATAAAGAAATCAACAAAATCAAGGTGCCTAAGCCTTGA